TTCTCTGGTGGTTGCACGAATGCAAACTCATCACAATAAACAAGTGTAAGTGACATACCCCGCCCTGTGTTTTCAGTTGTTGTAGTTGCTGATATCTTTGAGCCGTTGTCAAATTCTATACTGTTTCTGTTGTACTGTGTTACGCCTGCTTTGATCCATGCTGGCAACATCTCATAGGCATAACGCACCCTTGACATGATGTCTGATGCACCTGCGTATTTGTGTGCCGCAATTAGTATCTGTGAATCTGGTCTAAACATGGCATACCAAATAAGGAAACCTGATGCACAGGTAGTTTTACCAGTCTGTCTAGGTAGCATAGCAATTGAAAATCTATGGTCATTATAACTTTCGATTAATCTTTCTTGATATGGAAAAGGATCAAAAGGTATTGATCCTTTCACTGGGTGCTGTATTCTCATGAAAGTTCTCATAAAGAATAAAGGTCCTGTTTTTGTATCCATACACTGTTCAAGTTGTTCAACTTGAGTTTTGGTATATTTGTGTTTCTTGTGCGCCTTTTTAATTTGGTCGCTATCTAGTGATACATACGCCATGGTGTAGTATTTAACGCTGTTTAGGTGCTTGGAAAAGTATTACTTTGCTTCTTTGTCTTTGATGGCTTTTTTCATTGGTTCTTTTTTGTCGCCATCTTTGTCCATATCTAAAAAGTCTGGTTTTGCTTCTGCAATTTTTGCCTCTTTTTGATATGCTTCTTTGAAGCCTTCGTATTGTGCTCTAAGACTGTTTGCTAAATCATCTTCAGTAACAGTGTCTTCCGCCGCCATTGGATTGTCTCCACTAGCAACTTTTGGGAAAGTTTTCTTTTGTCTGTTTAAACCACCTGACATAGTATTAACCAATGTGTCTGTATTTTGTACTTTTACGTCTGGTTCGTTGTCGAAAGTTTCTTCTTGTTTTTCTTCTTCAGGAGCAGTCATCATGTCTCTCATTCTGCCCATTTCCTGTGAACCCATTGCATCGTCTTGACCTGCTCTGCCGTGTTCACAATCGCAACCGTGCTCTGCACAAGATGGTCCACAACCTTCGTTGTCATCTCCGTGAGTGTGTTCGTGATCATGTTCTGGCTCTGCACCAATCATAGCATCATCAACAGGTTTAACACCTGCTAATTTTAAAATTTGCATCATCATACTTGCTTCTTGTGGAGAATCAGCTGATATTTGTATTGCTTCTTTTACAGTTTCTTTTTTCTCTTCTTTGCCTGCTTTTTTATCTTGATATGCTTTTAAGCCTGCTGGAATTTTACCTTCTGTTTTTTCTGTTTTCATATCTCTTGTACTCTCCCCTTCAAAATCGCTATCTCTTAATGTGTGTTCTTCATCACCAACTTTAAATTTGTCGCCTTTTTTCATGCCTGAAGATTTAGCTTGTTGCACTGCTTGTGCAAACGCATTGCCTTCGTCTGTGGGTTGTTCTGAATTCATGTCCATGTCTGGATTTCTTTGACCTGCATCATCGAAATCATCTATCGCCATTTGTGATGCCATTTCATATTCGTAACTATCCGGGAAAGGCATTGTTTTTGCTTTTTGTGTAAGTGCCGCAACTACCTGTGCTTTTGGTCCTTTTAAGTTACCGTCTTCATCTTGAAATTCTCCAAGAGCTTCTTGAGCTCCTATATGTACATCTGACATTCCACCCTCATCTGTTTTTAATGCTGGTTCACTTTGAACTGCATTCTGTACAACAGCTTGTGGATTAGTTGCTTGAACATTCGCAACTGCGTCTGCTACTAAATCTGGTTTAGACTCTGCAATTTCTTTTAATTTTGATAGTACATCGATCATTTCCATAATTTACTTCCTCTTTGGGTCCGGGTGTTTGTTAGTTGCTTTTGAAAGAGGACTCGGTGTACCTTTTTCTTCTTTGTCTTGTAATTTCTTCTCTGCTTTGTTTTTTGAATCTTCATCCGGCATAGCTGGAACTTGATCTTTATCTTTTTTAGATTTTAATAATTCTCTCATTAAGCTCATGTTGTATTTGTCACCAAAAAATTCTTCTGCTTTATGTTTAGGTGCATCTTTCATTTCAACATCTTGTAATTTGTTTGCATATTCTGACTTTTGACCTATCTGCATGTTTGCTTGATATTCTTCTGTTGGCTCACCTGGCTTTCTAACAACGATCATTGAAGCATTTATGTTCATGTAGTCTGATAGATATTCTTTCATTACATTTGCTGTTACAGGATAGTTTGTTGTAACATCAAAAATAGTAACTGACTCATTGCTTAATGCAGGAAAATCTAAAGGCATAGTCATTATAGGTGTCTTCTTACCAGCTGACATTTTAGCAACTTCAAATTTTGCTAGTGCCGTTTCCATTCTAGATGCAAAGTCATCGCTTATGTCACCTGCTACCTTAACTTTGTAGTCATATGACTTGCTAGATTCTGCTAGATACTGTGTAAAAGTGCTCATATGCAATATTTAGTCTTTTTTAAGTAGTTTCTTCATTAATTCATTACGGTCTGATATAACAAATCCGTCGCTTTCTTCTACAGTGCCACCGTCTTTGTTGCCCTGGTCTAACTTCATTTTTTTAAGCTGTAAATCAACCATTTTTAGCTTTTTATCTATCTTTGAACTCTTGGCATCTATGGCATTTTTAAGGAAATTACTTGCAACTTCAAATATACGTCCTGAATAACGAGAATCAACGTTCATGCCCAAGTCCATTAAATTTTTATAACTCTCTTCTGATTCAACTGCTAGTTTGTCTAGCTCTAAATCTCCCAGTTCTCCCAGTCCTTTTACTTGTGGTAGTGCGGCCGCTATCTTGTCAAACTCTGCATAAGATTTTTTAAGTGCCTCTGCTGTTTTAGGATCAACGTTTTTCATCACTTTGCCTGTTTGTTCTTTGTTGGCTTTGGCTTGTTCTTTTTTATCTACCTCTTTAAATGCCTCTTTGACATTTGGTAAATTGAGAATGTCTTCTAATTTTTTTGTCATCTGCGTATTTACTTACGTTTGCCGTTGTGAAAAAGGTCTTCTTCTGAAACTACTCTGAATCTTATTTTTTTTTGTTTGGCATAAGCACTGGCGGCTTCCCATTTGGCCATGTTTAACACAACCTGTTTTTTCTTTGCTAGACTTTTTCCAGCACGTTCCATTGTTGTTTGATCAGCAGGTTTAACTTCTACCATTTCTGCATGTTTCTTTCCATTCTTATCTTGATACACAATAAAAAAATCCGGCACATACACAGTGTACTTGCCTGAGAAAGGATTTCTGTATGGAATCTTGATTGATTCACTAGCCCATTGATAGACGCTAGGATGTTCGTCACACAATCTCATGAAAGCGTGTTCCCAACTTGATCTGTATGTCGGGGTTTTTAAGCCAACATACTTGTCGCCATTTTTTGGTGAAAATTTTCCTCTTGCAAATCTTGGTAGCATTAATCTAGAATGTTTCTAGATACAAGTTCTTTAGTTGCTAGTGTCTGTCTAACACCTAGTCTACTTGACTTATACCTGTTAGCATTTAATATTAGTGTTATTAGTTCTGATAATTGTACATCTGAAGCACTAGTTAGTTTGTCCAATATCTCTTGTGGACTTATGCTGTCTATTTTTGCCTGTGACATTATTACGTATGCAGTAGATTCTGCAGATACTCTTTTAAATCCTCTCCTAACAAAAAATGCAATACAGGCATCATAATCAGCTGGATTCATCTCGAAATCTGATTGATAGTTTGTTGTTGTTAACTTCTGTATGGTGTCGTTTAGACCATCGCTTTCTTTAGGTGGTAGATTTGTATAAAATTCAGTCATTATAAGTTTGCTTTCTCTATGCTAATTGTTATGTTTTGTGTTTTTCTATCAATTTTTATAAACCCATCAGTAACTAGTTTTCTTATGTCAGTAACTGTTTTAGCTCTATAAACTCTCTTGGTTGCGTCTGTTGAATTAGTGTAAGCAACATCGCTTACTGCAACTGATTGTCCTGTTCTTGAACCTATATCTTTATAATATATATGTCCTGCAATAATATCTTTTATTCCGTCGTTGGTTGTAACTAGATTGTATGCTTCATTGGCTGTAAGAAAGTTAACACTGTCAAAAGTTGGCATTGTTATTACAGTTGTGTTTGCTGTATTTTTATTATCCGACAATCCTTTTGCTGTGGCTAAAGTTGCCACCGCTCCAAGTACCCCAACACCAAATTGTGCAACTGGACTAGAAATTGTTCCTGCTTGTTTGGCAACTTCTAACACACCTTTCTTTGCCATACCTTTTAATTCTTCTTTGGCCCCTTTTTTACCAATCTTTTTAGCATTGTTGTAGGTGTTTGATGCACCTAATATTGCACCTAGTATATTTCCGCCCTGTATATTTTTCATAACAGAGCCTATGCCGTCTACAACTCCGCCAGGTCCAAATATAGAATTTGTACCTCTTCCAAAAACTGTTAAAGGTGACGGTTCATGATCATAATTTAATGTAGCAAATCCAGGCATATCAGTTTTGTTTACTGTACCTGAATCGTATGTTACTGTTTCGTAGTATACCTGCATAACATTTGATAGTGTTCCAGCACCATCGGCATTGTCTACAGAGTCATGTGCAAAAGATCCTATAACTGGATTTACTAATTGCATGGATGTAAATCTTTTTTTGTGTAATAAAAAAATTATTATACTTTTTAAGTATGGCTTCTTTCTTGCTTTTGGAGTATCTAATCCAAATTTTGAAATCTTTCTGCTCCAGCTTATATCATCATACGCATTGTCTTTTGTATCTGATATAGTCATATCACTTGTTCCAGCATTAACTGAATCTGCTATGTGATATTCATAATATTTTTTCCAAAAAGCATTTACAGTGTCAGCATGGTCATCATGAAACGTTATGTTAACTGGCTCGTACTGAATACGTGTTGCCACATAAGCCTTTTTGTTGTACTGTACAAGTTCTTCTAGATTCATTCCGTATCTAGGCAAGTCACACGATTTAACTAACATATCTAATTGTGCGTCTTCTTGTGGATTATATCCGTTTATAAACATTGATTCATCAGTCTGAATCATCACATGAAACATAAACTTCTGTTTCGGCATCAATCTGTAGTTGTCGTCTATGTACAATCTAGATGCGTGACGGAAGTCCTTCATGCCGGGTTGGCCGTTTTGGATACCTTTTAAAAAATCATTTATCTTTGGCATATACTTGTATTTATAGCCACAAAAAAAGCGCCATATAAAGACGCTTTTCTTGTATTATAAATGCTAATTCTAATTCTTATTAACCACCAGTACTCAAAGTACCAATTGTTCTTGCAACTGCTGTACCAATACCTGTTCCTTGTGGTGTTTGTATACAGTTGTCATATCTAATTGACATTGTGATTGTAGCTGGATCTGAAGTTGCGTATGCTAGTGTGTTGTAGTTAACGTTTTCAACATAAGCACCATATAGTTCAAATGTTTCTAATACATTTGGTGTGCTTGAACCGTTACCACCGTCTAACATTTCAATTCTAGTTGTAAATTTGTAATCAATACCTGATGCCGCTGAACTTTGTTCAAAGAAATCAAATTGTTTCTGAATTTGTTCGCCAACAAGTTTAGTAACTGAGTTGTTTACATCATCTCTTAATGTGATTGTAATTGGCTCCCAAGTGTGTTTACCAGCAACGTAAACTTTTGAGTTGTAAACGTCTAGTGTTACGTTATCGAAAGTCAAGTTAGGTCTAGTAATGTCTACCACTTGTTTTGTTAATTCTGATCTAGGTGTTGATACTCCAGAACCTTCAAGTATTGCTCTGAAACGATATTGAAGTTTTGGCATCAACAAACCTTGTGATGCTGAACTCTGATCGTTTGCTAAAGGTACTGTAAATTTTGATAATGTTGATATTGCCATATATTTTCTCCTTTATCGAAAATTAGTTTCCTAATTTTGCAATTTCTCCTGTGTTTTTGATTCTCAACGGTATGTAAATAAATTCAACTGATTTAATAGGCTCAATTGCTATGTCTACATAAAGTTCATTTCTGTCTATTCTCGTAGGTGTGTTGTTTGTGTCATCACAAACTACTAAGAAATCGTACAATGCTCTTTGACCAACAAGTTCTAATAAGAATGATTCAACTGCTTGTTTGATTTCATTTCTTGTTAGTTCATCATTTGGTTCAAAAATAAATGGTTTTCCAATTGCATCTAATTGTGTTCTCAAGTACACTGCTAATCTAGAAACGTTAATTCTATCTAGTGCTGAACTTGATGGTGTTTTAGTTAAGTTACCAAAGTTAACAATTCCTGCTCCTGAGAAGAATGTAATTGGGTTAATTTTAACTTCATGCATTGAATCTCTCACTGACTCCGTTACAGATATTGTTTTAAATTCACCTTCTTTTGAATCTATGTAACCAACTGCTGTTGCATTATCAACAATACCTCTTCTAGTTCCTGCTGGTGCAAACCATGGGAAAGCTATGTTATCGTTGTTTGCTAGTGTTCTCATCATCATGTGTGATGCTGGAACAACAATTGATTTTCCTGTGTTATCAGTTGTTAAACCTGATGGATAAAACACACCCAAATAATCACTTGAACTTACTAAACCGTCTTCACCGTTGTCTAGTGCCGCTGATGAGTTGTTAGCCCAGTTAGTAATTGCAGTTGATGTACCCGCTAATCTTAATGGAGTATCTCCAACTACAAATGCTGTGTTGTTTCTGTCTGTGTTTAAGTTGATCATGTTTGCAATCAATTCTGGGTAACCAGGTGTAGCAATTACGTTGAATCCTCTTTGGTCTTCTCTGATTGCTTGGTTAGTGTCCATTTCTGATTTTAACTGTTCAACAATTACTTTTCTCTGTGCTTTTCTTCCGAATGCACCAGAACCGTTTGCATTGTTGCTTGATTTAGTAACCCATCTGTCTGGATAGTAAGTTGCAACAGATTCATTACCTGCTCTAACGTTACCTAAACCGCTTGATCCACTTCCTGGATATTTTGCAGTTGTAATGTAACTGTTTTTGTATTCTTTAACATTGTAGCCTGAACGTCTAGTGTTCCAAAGCAATATACCCTGTGGGAATGCCGCTGGATCTGGAGCATCTGGATCTAAATGACCGTTGCTCAACAAGTTTTTAATTGTTGAAGGTGTTCCTGCCGCTGTGCTAGTTCCTGCTGTTTTGTCAGTTGACGTGTGCCATCTTGCATCTGCAAAAACAATACCGTCTTCTGTTGTTTGATCGCTTTTGTCAACTAATTCCCAAGCCGCACCTGATGTAGTTACTGCTACTTGGTTGGCTGTGTTAGTTGAACTCAACGTTGCCGCTGTGTTGTATTTGTAAAGTTTTGGATAGTTTTCTAAATCTGCAGTGTCAATCCATAAGTCATTAGTTACAAGTGCAGTACCATCTGATTGTGTAGTTGGTGCTGTTGCACTAAACTGTGGACCATTTGGATCTGTGCTTGAGTATGCTGTTGCATATCCAACAAAAGTAGTACCATTGTGTGCCATAATGTCTGCAACATCAATGTTTGTGTCATACCATAATGTACCGTCTGATGGTTCATTGTTTGGTGCGTTTGTACTTGCTGTGTATGATAATCTTTTCCAGTTAGAAGCAACTACTTCTGATCCTGTTGAAGAATCTTCTGTGTCACCTGCTGGTGCAACATATAAGTTGTCCACTAAAGTTGAACTGTTCGCAGTGTATCCACCATATGGATGTGCTTGAGAAGTTCCAAAACCAGCATCACCTAATACGTCGCCAGTTCCTGTGTTGTTCATTCTAAAGTCACCGCCTAGTGCATGTTCAATAACAATTTCACCAGTTGCTAATTTAGAAGCTTTAATGTTAATAAGTTTTGTAGTGGAGTTAGCCGCCGCACTTGCGTCAACCTTACCATTAATGTCTGCTATAAATGTGTCAGCAGTTGTACCACTCATTGTAATTGTAATAGGTGTACTCATTGCCGCTTGATTTTTTCTACTTTCACTTATTGTAAATGTTTCTGAACCTGTAAATGAGTGTGCAGTTAATCTAGTAGTAATAACTGTTTTTCCGCCCTCATATCTAAACAGTTGGAAATCACCAACGTTATTTGTAGTATCAACTTGTGAACCGTCTGTTGTAACAATTTTTTGTTCAGTTATGTTGTACTGTGAGTATAAAGTTCCAACTGTTAATGCAGTTCCACCGTTTCCTGCATCTAAGTTGTAGATCGCAGAGTTGTGTGTTGCATATAATGGAGCCGCTACTGCTGAGAAACTTGCACTTGCTGAACTGTACAGTTTAGTAACAATGTTTGCTCCTGAGTTTGCTGAAGTTGTTTTGAACCAAATTGAACCTGTTGGTCTGTTTTCGTCTGCAGTTTTCCAAGTAGGTCTGTTTGTGTGTTTGTCTTGTAAAAATTTAGGAGCTCTAAAGTTTCCTGCTGTAATTCCCAAACCAGCTAATAAACCTGTACCTTCTTCAAAGTCAAGTATTTCTCTGTTTGTAGAATCGCCAAGCTCACCACCATCGTGGAAGATGTCTAAGTTTCCTGTTGTAGCATTAATGCTTGAACTTACACCTGGAATGTTTGCCGCATTAATTGCCGAGTTAACATTTGATAATGCAGTTCCACCTGTCGCAACTGTTATGCCATTAATAGACATGTTCTGACTGTTTGTTACTGCTGTTCCAGACGCTACTGAAACTACAGGTAGTGATAAGTGCCATGCACTTGATCCAACTTGTACCCAAGTATTTGATTCAGTTTTTTTGTAAATCTTGTTAGTAACGTGTGTTGTATTAATTACATAATCACCTGTGATACCAATTGAAGTTTTAGGTGCTCCAGTTGAAACTCCTCCAACTAAATCAGTAACTGTTGTAATAAGTGTTGGTGTTATTGTTGTGAATGCTTGATCTGTTTTTGACCACTCGAATAATCCAAAGCTAGTTGATGCAAGGTCAAACCAGTATGTACCATCTGTTGGTTTAGCAGTTGGAGCCGATGCACTTCCTAGTAATTCACTAGTGTCAACATTTGCTCTTAAAACGTATGCTCTGTTGGCAACTCCTAAGAAAGAGTATGCCGCTTGTAGACCCCATTCATTTAATTCATAACCTTGTAATGAATTGCCTGATGCGTCTTGATAAAATTTTGGATCGCCAAAAGTTTCTGTTAATTCTCTTTGAGAAGAAATCAAATAAGCAGTATTGGCATTTGTAGTTTGTGTTCCTGATGCCGTGCTATCGCCTGCTCCGTTCTTCTTGTCTTGTGATGATGCTACTATAAAAAGTGGTGTAGTACCTGCATCTGAAGGTACATAAAAACTCTCGTTTATTACACTTACTTCTACTCCTGGTGCTGTTAATGCCATGTTATGTGTTCTCCTTGCAAGTTTGTACGTATATACTGAAGTATTTATAAGAAACTAGGTAATTCGATACGTAATTTGCTAAAACTGTGGTGCCTATATAGGCAACGTAAATACTTGTATATGAACAATACAGTTAGACCCTTATGTGTAGAATGTAGATCCAAACCTAGAGCATATGCCTATAAGAAAGGTGACAAGATCTATTGGCGTAGACTGTGTGATACCTGTAATAGAAAGAAGCGTAATAAGAAAGTAGGCGGAATCACAGCACTGCAACGTTCAGGATATAAAAAGAAAAACAAGTGTGAATTGTGCGGGTTCAAAGCACAGAATCAAAGTCAATTAGATGTGTTCTTTGTGGACGGAAATTTGAGGAATACTATTGTTACTAATTTAAAAACTGTTTGCGCCAATTGCCAAAGGTTGCAAGGGGTCAAGCGTCTCGGCTGGCGTTTGGGTGATCTTGTTGCTGATGACTAGGTCGTCAATTTTTGCATATAATTCTTCTTTTGTACCATCATTGTCAATAGTAAAATCAAAGTCCCAACCCATCCAATCCCATTCTGATTGATGTGCACCTTTTTGTTGCATTTCTTCTCGTGTGGGTAATTCACCTCTTTTGACTAATATTAATTTTCCGCCGGATTTACGTATCATTTTAAGTTCATTTTGAAATCTAGTATCAGCAATCACAGTTGGCTTACCGTTGTATCTCATCAAGCAACTGTCGATCCATATAGCGTCATGCATGTTTTGACGCATGACTTCTGTGCCAAAGTATTGTAGTACCCAACGAGGGGTTACTTCTTTGCCAAATCGTTCACTCCAAAACTTATCAGGAGTTTCTCTCCAGTGTCTGCTTGATTCAGTTTTGCCTTCCAGCATTTCTCTGTCCCAATTAAACATGGAACTTACAGCATCTTTTAAACTTTTTGCAAATGAATCTTTACGGAAGTTGTGTTTTTGCTCCAGTCTATCTGCGACTGTGCCTTTACCAGAACTTATTAAACCTACTACACCTATTAACATAGATTTATTATACTATTTTTTTAAACGTTTTTCAATCTCTTTTTTGACATCATGAATCTGTGTCAATACCAGTCTACGCATACTCAGTTTCTTTTCTTTTAGGCAATGAATAGAGATGTTTTCTAAATCGTCCACCATATCGGCTAATTCATCTATCGTGCATTTGGTAAGTTTTTTATATTTGGAATCTATCATGATACTACTATTTAAAACACTTTGTGGTAGAGCAATCTAGTACTAGAAGTTAACCAATAACAAAACTGTGTGGAGTGCCGCCTTCTTGGAAGTTACCTATGTCGCCTTCAAGTCTTTCAATTTCTGCTTGGCCTTCTTGTTTTAACGCATCACCGTTAAGCGTTGTTCCGCCTTGCGGGCCAGCAATGGTATTAAATTTTCCCCTTGCTTCACCTAACATAAGTTTAGATACTGCAAGTGTATAATCTCTAATCCATGGCTTAGAATATATGTCTTTGAACAGTGTTATGTCTGGTCTATAGTTGTCAGTGTGCATAAGAACTGTTTCGTTGTCAGCTCTAGGTCTTTGTGTCATTGTTAATTTCTTTGTTGCTACATCAAAATGGAATTGAATAAAACTTCCAAACATTTTCCCCACCATTTCTTGGTATGATGCAAAAGCATAGTAAGTTGCTAGTCCACCTGTTGCACCTGCTCTCAACAAGTATGTGTTTGTGTAGGCCAAGTTGAAAGGTTCAAACAATGTACCACCTTCTCCACCTTCAGTTCTTGATCCAACAGTTCTTCTGTTTAAATTTCTTACGTTGATAACCTCATCTGGTAGAATATATTCGTTTTGATTTTTCTTAAGTTTAAGAAAAGCATAAGATTCTTCCACAGCATTTGATGATCTCTGTCTATATTTGTTAAGTGCTCTAGTTAGAGCAGTTTCGTAGTGTTTAGGGTCTAATTCAACGTCAATCATGCCATCACCTAGGCTGTTCTTAACGTAATCATATATCTCTTGTTGACCTGTTTGAAGTTCTGACATACACATATTTATTACCTTTGCCTGTGCAATAAATATGTATGATATGCCAAGATTGTCCATTTTTAAGCCCGAGAAAGGTAATGACTATAAGTTCTTCGATCGTAACATCAAAGAGATGTTTATCGTGGGTGGAACTGACCTTCATTTTCACAAATACCTAGGGCCATACGATCAAGGTGACGAGAACAAAGACGGAGCGGCATCTCCAACAAATCCGCAATATTCAGGTGATAGTCTGAATGAAAGAACCATACAAGATTTACTATTCTTAGAAAATAGAGACAGAAAATATGCAGACGATGTGTATGTTATTAGAGGCATATACAATGTACAGGATCAAGATTTTAATCTATCACAATTTGGAATGTTTTTATCCAACGACACACTTTTTTTAACTGTACATCTAAATGACATAGTTGAAAGAATAGGAAGAAAACCCATGAGTGGTGATGTAATAGAGTTACCGCACATGAAAGAAGATTATTCATTGGACGAAAGTATACCAATTGCACTGAAAAGATACTACGTGGTAGAAGATGTAAACAGAGCCGCAGAAGGATTTTCACAAACTTGGTGGCCACACTTGTTAAGATTAAAAATGAAATCACTAGTTGATTCACAAGAATACAAAGACATACTAGGTGATGCAACAACAACTGGATCACTTGCAAGTTATATGTCAACTTATAACAGAGAAAAAACAATTAACGAGCAAATAGTTGCTCAAGCAGAATCAGATGCACCCAAGGCAGGATTTAACTACAAGCAATACTATGTTGCACCTATAGACGAAAGAGGAAATATTAGAACTGACAATGTAAACTCTGCACAAAGTAGAGCAAGTTCGTCAAGGAAAGTTAACGCAGTAATAGACACACCAGCAAGTTCACACTATGGATTTTATTTGGACGGAGATGGCGTTGCACCAAACGGAGCACCTGCAGGATTTGGTATAAATTTTCCTACTTCGAATGTGGACAAAGGCGACTACTTCTTGAGAACAGATTACTTGCCAAACAGATTGTTCCGTTATGATGGTGCCAGATGGATTAAAATTGAAGATAGTGTTAGAATAACTACAACAAACAATGATTCTAGAGGCAACTTTAAAACTAATTTTGTTAACAATGCAACAGAATCAACAATAAACGGATTAACAACAAAACAAAGACAGTCTTTAACTAATGCATTAAAACCAAAGGCTGACAATTAAGAATGTTACACTTTTACGAAGGACAGGTTAGAAAATTTTTAACTCAATTCATTAGAATTTTGAGTAACTTTTCTGTGGAGACAGGCAGAGGTAAAGATGGCGAAGTAAATTTAAGAGCAGTGCCTGTTGTATACGGAGATCCCACAAGACAGGTTGCAAGTATTATTAGAAACAACAGTGAGAACGCTTTACAGTATGCCCCAAGAATTGCCGCATATGTTAGAGAATTAAATTATGATAGAGAAAGAATGCAAAATCCTTATCATATTGAAAAACAACATTTAAAAGAACGTGATGTATTAGCAGACGGAAGTTACAGTGATAGATTAGGTGCTGGATATACTGTTGAAAAAGTTATGCCATCTCCTTTTAGATTGGAAGTGTCAGCTGATATATGGACAACAAACACAGATCAAAAACTACAAATTATGGAACAGATATTATATCTGTTTAATCCAGACTTTGAAATACAAAAATCAGACAACTATATTGACTGGACCAGTTTAAGTTATGTTGAATTACAGAACATCACCTTTAGTAGTAGAACGATACCAGTGGGTGCAGACTCAGAAATAGATGTTGCAACATTAACTTTCTCAATGCCTATTTGGCTATCACCTCCAGTTAAGGTTAAGAAGCTAGGTGTTGTACAAAAAATTATAATGAGCATATATGATGACGACGGCGGAATAGCAAAAGGTTTAATAGATGGAGAATTAACATCAAGAAGTTTCATAACACCAAACAATTTTGGATTGTTAGTAACAGGTAATCAGTTAAGATTGTTAGGTAGCACAGGCGTTAATGTTAAGTCAGGTGGTCCTGGATTTCAATCTGGAGCAAATGAGCCAAGTAATTTTGATCCGTTTGAAACATTTGGACCAGCAGTTAACTGGAAAACACTGTTAGAACAGTACGGAAAAGTTGTAAGTGGCACATCGGAAATTAGATTAACACAGCCAAATGGCAACGAAATTATAGGAACTATTGCAACAACCACACTAGACGATACAATATTATTATACAATCCAGATTCGGATACCATACCAAGCAACACGCTGACAGCAGTTAAGAAAATTATTAATCCTGCAACATTTAGTCCAGGCACACCAGCAAACGGTGACAGATATTTGGTTATAAATGATGTGGGAGATTCAACAGCATCCATGCAAAGTGCAACTTGGGGTACACTTGTAGCAACTGTTGGCGATATTATAGAGTACAACAGTGCAACAGGCAAATGGAACATAGCCTTTGATGCTTCAGATCCAGACTCAACACAACATTATGTTACTAACTTGAACACAGGTATACAGTATAGATGGGACGGAACCGAATGGAAGAAGTCCTATGAAGGAATATATGCCGCTGGTAAATGGAGCATAGTACTAGACGGTGGAGCAGATCCAGGATACAATTCAAGCCTTGACGCAACTACTCCATAATTGTTATAATAATACATGGAAAAAAATATAGTATGTTCTGGTGCATTGTTTTATTCGACCAGCACCAAACGTTTCTTATTCTTACAAAGAACTGATAAAAAAACACAGGGCATGTGGGGATTGGTCGGTGGACAGGCCAAGTACACAGAATCAGCATTTGAAGGATTGAAAAGAGAGATCACAGAAGAAGTGGGTGGCTTGCCCAAGTTTAAAAAAATAATTCCTCTAGAAATGTTTACATCAAATGATCAGAAGTTTTTCTTCCACACATATCTCATAGCCATCGACGGGGAATTTATTCCTAAACTAAATGACGAACATTCAGGATACTGTTGGTGTGCGTTTGAATGTTGGCCCAAGAATTTGCACATGGGTCTTAAAAATACACTGAATAATAAAAGTATAAAAGGTAAGTTACAAACTATACTAGACTTGATTGTCTAGCCAGCACTGATTTTCAAAGTACCACTATCGTTCCACAGTTGTCCTGCGTTGCTTGGGTCACTTGTTGGCAAGTTTGTCATCATCACAACAGCATTCGAGAATGTTTTCGCACCTGATATAGTTTGTGTTGTGCTTGTTAACACCTGCAAGTCAGTTGCCGCTCCACCTGACGTTCTCAACATCTGTACCCTGTAACCATTAACAGTTGTAGAACCTCCACTGGTGCTTGACGCTGACAATGTCACAGTCGTGCCTGATAATGATGCTGTGAATGTTAATTGATCTGTACCTTTAGAACTAATTCCTGTGCTGGCAACGTAAGCATCTGTACCATCTGACACTACAAAAACTTCTGCTATAGAATCATCACTTGCACCTGCATTGTGTCCAGTGATAACATAGTGACAACCTGTTGCACCGTCTGTTGTAAATGTGTCTATCTGTGTGGCACTGCTTGATACTGTGGTTGCACCCACTGTCCTTGTGTTGGTACTTGTTGCCGTACTTTGTGCATCTGACAGTAGAACCCTGTACATTTTTACTGCTGTGTTTGGCTCGTTTCCTGTTGCACGTAGTCTTACAGTGCTTCCGCTGATGTCTGCGGTCAAACTTATTAAAGGATCATTACCAGTGTGTACGTCGTTGTATGTTGTAATAAAGGCGTCAGTTCCGTTGTGGACGACCATACACTCAATGTTTTGTAGTTCTGTTTTGCCAGTGTTGTTTGCACTGATATAATATTTTGCACCTCTGTAACTTGCATGAGCCCATGTGTCTATGTTTTCAACAGCACTGTCGACATCTGTGTTGATTAATGTTGCTGTGTTTCCTGAACTACTTTCTGATGTGGCATCTCCTAATCCTATTTTGTAAAACTTAACTGAGTTCACCGTGCTTGACCCAGTTCCTCTTAATCTTACTGTGCCTGAGTTAATGTCTGCTGTGTATGATATGTGTGAATTACTTCCTGTTCTAACTCCACCACCTGCTGACACAAATGCACTAGTATTGTTGTGCACCAATGAAACTTGTTGTGCCGCTATTTCTTCGTTGATTTCATCTTTTGCTATTGCTAGATAAAATGCAGAATCAAACACACTTGTTCCAAATGTATCAATATTTTTTACGCTAGTCCCTACTGACAGTGTTTCACCGATTGAGACGTCATCGGACTCTGCCGCGGCCGCCGCCTGTGTGGCAATGTCAACGAAGGCTCCTGCACTTACATCATATCTTTCATACCTGGCGAGTGTTGTGTTGTAACGCAACATACCTGCCGCACCAGTCGGTGCTTGTGCCGTTGTACCTTTGGGTACTACAATGGCTCCAGTACTAGAAACTGTTACGTTACCTGTACCTTTTGCCGTTAGTGTTAAATCAATGTTTGAGTCATTACCTTGTGCAGTAAGTGCCACTCCTGTACCTGTTGCAGAACCAACGTTCTTAAGTGTGTTAACCAAGTTGGATGCCGAGTTATCAACAACCTCTTGACCTTTACTGAATAATTTTTTTGTTTTGTTGTTCCATTGGAACCCTCTGGTTCTAGCCATTATTCTATAACCTCATATGTTTTGACCGCACACATCCATTTGTATGTGTGTCCTGACTGTCCAGTTACTGTAACTTTTAATGATTTATTTGTGTTGTCTGCTGTTGCATCTATGGTCAAATCTGAGTCATCTTCTGCAATAATAATTTCGTACACATCACCCACGTCAGCAACTGTGCCTGAATTGTTGTCAACAACTCCTTTAAGTTGGTAACCTGCGGAGTAACCATCTGCATCTGTACGTCTTGCCGTGATATCTAGTGTGTAGTTCATGGTACTGTTGGTAGTAACTGGTATACGTGAATCACTTACGCCACCAACAAATATTTCTGTTTCTGTGTTGTTGGTAGTAGTACCAAATAATACATATTGTCTACTTACAAAGTCACTATGTGAAGATTGTGTAATTTTATCTACTTTAAATTCTGTTGCTGTGTCATCAACCACAAGGTTGTTTGCTTTAATGAACACATCATTGCTAGTATGATCAGAGGCATAATGTATTAGTTCTTTTTCCACTGCCGTTCTTGCAACGTACACCACATTGTTTGCTGATGTTCCTGCTATTCTCAGTCTTGCCTTGCCTGATGATACGTCTGCTGTGAATGTTGCCAGTGTGGTTGTGCCTGTTCTCACAATACTTTCACTTATGGTTGCACCTGTTTTAGCACTGTTGGTTGTTAGCACTATCTCAGAGTTTTGATATTCTGTATCTCCTGCGTTGGCAATTGAAATAAAATACCTTGCTGTGTCATATTTGAATACATCAAACTCGTCAATTGTTGCAACCGTTGAGTCTTGATCATGTATTTTCTTAAATTCTGTATCGTCAAAGTTTCCAAACTTTGTTTTAGTACCTAGATCTAATCTATACAGTATTGCTGTGGCAGTTGTTCCACCTGTGCTGATAGCAGAAACAGTTACAGTTGCTCCAGAAATGGCCGCTGATAGCGTAAATGGAAAGTCTGCTCTTGATGATACTCCACCATAGAAGTTAAAGAACACATTAGTACCGTCATGTACCATGCTAACTTCGTTCATTTGATATTCGTTTTGTGTTGAGTCTTTAAACAACACAACATATTTTGCACTTTGTATATCTGTTTTTGTAAATTGATCTAATGTTGTTGTAGACGAACCAATTGCTGTTGATGTTGCTATTATTTTTGAGTTTGTGTTTGCAACAGTTTCGTGGTGATCACCTAGTGCAACTCTTCTTAATCTTAGATCTGTGTTGGTTGATCCGTTTGTGTTTGCTTTTAATTGTAGTTTGGTTCCTGATATTGCCGTTGTAAAAATACAAATATTTGTGCTGTCTTCGTTGACATCGTAAGTTGAAATATACGGAGTTGATCCATCATGCAACAGAGTTACTTTTACATGTCCCACCAACGAATTAACATGATCGTCCATAGAGATATCATACACTGCACCTCTGTATTCTGTTAAATCAAACTCGTCAATGACTTTTGTTGTTGTACCTAGTTTGTAATAATTTGTCTGCTGAACTGCTGTGTTATTTCCACCACCTCCTCCGCCTGATTCTGCAAAAGTAATTGTACCATTTCCATCAGTTTGTAATACCTGTCCATTGTTTCCATCCGCTGTTGGCAGTGATAGTCCAGAGAATGTTAATGATCCTGTAAGTGTTGTGTCGCCTGCTACTGTAAGTGAAGTTCCGTTTAAAAGTTGTAGTGAGTCAGATCTAAATCTTGCTGAAATGTTTTGTGATCCTGCTTTGATGTGTGCAAATTCTAGTATACCGTCTTCTGTTCCATCTGAAGCATCTAGTATTTTTCCTGTGATCTTTGCATAGTTTACTTCTTGGTCAGCGTCGTTTTCACCTTTGAATTTGATCTGTCCAAGGTAGTCTGCATCTGCCGGACTAGAACTATTCCTTTTCAATGATAGAACAGGGCCTGCTGTGCTTGAGTCTTCAGTTGTTGTAATCAGCACACTGTCTGATGTTGTTGCATTTGTAATTGTGGCTGTTGTGCCTGCAATAGTTGTACCTGTGATGGCCGTCGCTGTGTTGGCACCGATGATGACGTTGTCCATATTGGACGTGCCTGTGCCGTCGATGTTGACTGCACCGTTGGTAGTCAAGCCAGCGGTTGTTGTTGTTCCGTTTACTTGTAATGCTGTTGTGGGTTCTGAAGTACCAATACCTACACGACTGTTTGTAACATCGAGATACAGTAGGTTTGTTTCAAATGCCAAGTCCGTACCGTTTCTAGTCAAATTTGACTTCAGTACTGACCCAGTTATACGACCTATGGCCATACTAGGTACTCCTTATAATAATGTTAGTGTAGCATATGCCACACACAGCCTCGATATCATTGCCGGCTGACAGCAGTAACAGTATTTATACCGCCACAAAAAAAGGGCAACTTAAAAAGCCGCCCTTTAATTCTATTAAAAAGTAATTTTATTTATTAGTGACTAACTCTTACTGCCGCTAATACTGAACCTTGTCCCGCTTCTGTTTTACCAGTTAAAGCTCTACCAATAACATTGAATGCTGTGCATTCTGCTTTTGTAGCCGCTTTAGCGTAACCTGGAACTGATGCAGATATAAGTCTATCACCTTTGTTCACTGTGCCGATAACTTTAACATCTACTCTACCTGTCATTGCAATGTATGGGTGAGTGTCGTCATTACCTGCTCCGCCGTTCATTTTGAATGCCGCTTGATCCAAGCTAGAAATAACACCAAACACTTCGTCTGATCCTTCTTCGTTAACTTGTGTGATCTCTTCTGCGCCACCTAATGCAACAACTGTTCCTGGTGTGTATGCTGAGTCAGATGCGAATCTTTCCGCAACGTCAGAATACTGTGCCGCTGTTGCTGTACCTGTTAAGTTACCTACAAACGTTGTAGTTGTTAGTGTACCTGCACTACTGTTGAAAGTTAAGTTAGTACCTGTTTTAGGACCCAAATCTCCAGTTGCCGCTGTAACAAAAAGTAAGTTACAAGAAGTATCTGAACTTTCATCTGCGGCTGTTACTGCTGTTGCTACTGCCGCCGTTCCTGATGTGTTTTGGTTACCTGCTGTGTTAACACCTGGCAAGTTGATTGCCGCTGTACCGTTAAAGTTAACGCCACCAATAGCTCTTGTAGTTGCTAAAGCAGTTGCCGTGTCAGCATTACCTGTTACTGCACCTGTTACGTTACCTTCAATGTTTGCTACCAACGTACCTGCTGATACTGACATGTTACCTGTGCTTGAACCTGTTGCAGTTGTTGTTCCCATTGTGAACTTGTCTGCTGATTCATCCCAGATGATTGCCGCATTGTTACCAGTTGATCCTCTTTCAAATACAAAACCAAGGTCGTTAGCGTTAGAGCCTGCACCTGTGTTTAATTCGATTAGTGGATCAGCATGAGTAGTAGTAGTTGACGCAATAGTAGTCGTCGTACCATTCACTGTCATGTTTCCTGTAACAACAACGTTTCCTGAGAATGTTGCCGCTGTGTCATTGATTACAAGTTCCGTGTTACCGTCTGCCGCAACCGTGATTGTTCCGTTTGATCCTGAGTCAGTTACTGTAATACTTGTGTTTAATTGTGAAATTGCGTTTTGTGATAGACCTGCTAGTCCGTCATCAACGTATTTCTTGTTGGCAAAGTCACCGTCAGCACTTGGTGCCGCTGTTGATCCGCCTGTTATTTTATTTGTTGATGCACTGATTACAATGTCACCAACTGAGATACCATTATGTACTCTAAAGTTTCTTGTTGTCATAGTTCCATTTTTCCCGTATGATTGTTATTATATATGTTAAAGGAATTTTTGCCGTAAAAAAAACGCCCCAACAGTAGTATTTACCATTAGAGCGTTTTAAATTATCTATAAGGTATATTCTATACCGGACTATTAAAGTGCCGCTAATGAATATTGTACTTTCGCCGCTGTTACACCGCCAGTACTAGTTGCTTTAATTTCAACTGTACCACTGTTGTAGTTTGCTGTAATTGCCGCTAAGTCTCCTGAACCACTGTTAGTAATACCGTAAACTGTAATGAATGCAGTTGTACCATCATGTACCACTGTACCTTTCATTGCCGCATATTCTGTGTTTGCTGTATCTGTTAACTGAATGAATACTTCAGCACTTCTGTAAGTAGCACCGTTGTATGTCATTATGTTAGTTGCAGTTGACGTAAAGTTAACTGAACTTGTCTCAGATCTAGCAATACCACCTGTTGCTAATGCAGTGTTATCAGCACCTGTGATTGCAAATATTCTTGCCGCACTGTGTGGAGCAGAAGTAAATGTAATGTTAGTGCCTGATATGCCGTAGTTTTCAGTTGGCTCTTGGTATACGTTGTCGATGTAAACAAAAACGTTGTTCACGTTTTCTGGAGCTGATCCAAAGAAACCTGTGAACGTTGTAGATGATCCATCACCAGTTGCTGAAACTTTAGAGAAAGTCGGTGCATCACCGGCAATCGCAAAGCTAACATATGTTGATCCATCTTGACAACCTTCGTATTGACCTGTTTGCGTGTTAAATCTAATGATACCTGTACCTGCAGTTGGTCTAGCCGCTGTGTTACCTTGCGGTAATCTAACTGCGTCTGTTGATCCACTGATGTCTAAGTCAAAAGTTGGTGTTGCCGTCTTGATTCCAACATGGTTTTCTGAACCATCTATGAATAAAGCGTGTGCATGATCATTTGATTCAAATCTAGCATCTACTGACGCTGAACTCTCGTTAAAGATGAAACCTGCACCGTCAACTTCGAAAGCAGTTGTAATCTTAACTGCACCTGATGAGTCAGCAACTGTCATAGCCGCCGTTCCGTCATTTGCTTTGACCGTACCCGTGTGTATGTCTGAAGTGATGATGTCTGCAGTGGTTGTTATGTTACCGGTTGTGTTAGCAATCGTCATTGATAATGAACCGTCTGCCGCCGAAACTGTTGGAGTCTGTAGGTCCGTAACTGTTGTAACGCCTGCGTGTAAAGCCGCGTAACTGTCGATTGTTACGTTGCCTGCTGTTGTTCCGTCTTCTCCTGATGTTACTGCAAAAGCAAACTCGTCTGTTGATTCGTCCCATATCATTGAAACGTTTGCTGATGAACCCCTGTTCATGAATAAACCTTGGTCAAATGTGTTAGCATCTCCACCTGAGTTGTTCTTCGCTAAAGTGATCATCGGATCTTCAATAGTCAATGTTGTTGAATCAATAGTTGTTGTTGATCCGTTTACTGTCAAGTCACCTGTGATGGTTGCATTTCCTGAAGCAGTTAACGTTGTGAAAGCACCTGTTGAAGCCGAGTTGGCCCCAATTGCAGTTCCATCAATTTCACCTGCCGCGATGTCAATTTTTGGTATAGCAACTGCACCTGATCCATTTGGAGTAAGTGTGATGTTACCGTTTGTAGCAGTTCCAGTTATAGTAGAAGCCGCATGGTTAACTTTCGTTACACCAATAACAGTTTCTGCCGCTGTCATCTTGAACAGTTCTGCTCCTGCGATGTCCATCCTAATCGTGTCATCGTCTGTGCCTTCTTCAACCTGTATTTTAGTATCTTCATCAGCATCTTTAACTGTATCACCTGAAGCCAAGTTAGCCCAAACACTGTTTGAGTAACCTTCAATTGTTGATAGTGTGCTGTTGTATCTGACTTGACCGTTAGCCGCTGAGCCTGGTCTTTGACCTGTTGTTCCTGACGGTATTGTTATAGCGTCCGTTGCATTGACGTGTAATGTAGTTGCCGGTGAAGCCGTTCCAATACCTACTCTTGAGTTACTAACGTCTAATGCTAATAAATTTGTTTCAAATGCTAAATCCGTTCCTGATCTTGCCAGGTTGGCTGAAAGCATCTGCCCTGTTATTCGTCCTATTGCCATTGTGTTTTCCCCTTATCGATAATAATTGTTTATTTGCAAAACTAATGATATTTATTTGTTTCTTCGTTATTTGTGGAGTTAAATAGCAAGAACATATGAAAAGTGCGTATATAACTGTGGTTGGAAACCTGCCCGTAAGGTTCGATTTAGAGCAGGCCCAAAAGATTGGGTCGGTTGTAGCATCATCCAATTCCAACAAAAGTATAAATTTTGAATATGCCACCGTAAACAGTGAGCTTAATCTTCAGGACATGTTGAACTCCGCCAACTTTAATGACACAAAATTATTGGTGCCTGAGCCATTATTCAAGAAGTATGTGTTCTTTGATGGTGTTACTTGCTTACCAGACTTTCCTGGATTGGTCAGTTACGACATCGATCCTACAAAATGCTCACCACAGACATTAAGTTTGATGTTGGCTGTTTATACCAAACCAAAAATTATTTTTCTATTAGGATATGACATTTCAAATCCAACAGAACTTACAAGATTAAAAAGTGTTGCACTGGCAAACCCAGACACAAAATTTATGTACATATGTAATCCACCTAGAACTTTTCAACTGGATGATCTAGCAAACGGATTCTGTGATACATTTATAAAATTTCAGGAGTTAGTAGACAAATGGCAAATGCAATAGTATACAAGTACAGTCTTAAACTGATGTGGCCTGCCATGTGTCGTAATCGTAGTGTAGAAATACTCAAAGAAAGACCAGACCTAGTGGATCAAATGAATAAGTTCAGACAAAAGACAGATAATGTTTTGAGATTAATTTGTAGGAAAAGTCATCAAGTGGATTCTAATCACATGATGTCGGGCATAAGGTTATGGTTTGAATCAGGACAAGACTGTTACGAATTTATAATCAAACAACCTGAATTTGCTTGGGAGATAATGCCTGAATTATCTGTGATGAATGAAATCACAAGTCAGTTACAATCATTTAATATAGTTTATACACCCACTGGTGTAACAATAGATTAGTCAGCAAAGCCGTGCATGATAACAATTCTTGCACCGACATGAGCGGCATCACCAAAGTCAATTGTTGTCCCTGAAAGAGAATAGTTTTGATCTGGTTCTTGCATAACACCATCCACGTAGACAACAATAGTATTTTCATCTGTGGGTGTTAAGCTCATTGTAAAAGTTGTAGTTGATCCATCACCTGTAAAAATATCTTTGGTTATTACTGTTGCTTCTTCGGTTCTTAAATTAGACCAAGTACTTCCGTCTTTGGAGACTTCGTATTCTGATGTCTGTGTGTTAAATCTTAATACACCTTCTTGTGCTGTTGGTCGTTGTGCTGTGTTACCTGACGGTAGTACAACAGCCGTGTCTGCTTTGAACAAATATTTTCCTGTTCCTGCTGTGTCGAATTCCATGTCAGCATTAGATGAACCTGTGGACATTTTATTTCCTGAGAATCCAAAGTCACCTGTGTCTGCTACGTTGTTCTGTAATCCTAGTGTTCCCGAATATCTTGCACCCGAAACATAAACCGACTTGCCTCCAAAGTTTACACCATTGGGCAAATTTGTTCCTATAAAATGTAATACACCAGATTGATAATCAAAGAACCATTCGTCATTGTTTCCTGAACCACCTGCAAATACTCTTGTACCTGAAGAGGCATTGCCGGCATCACTTGCGGTGTATATATAAACTTTTACTCCATATGTTGCACCAAACTCTGGCGGAATCCAATCAGTTAATCCTGTCTTCCATGATCTGTTTGTTGCCGCGGTTGCATCATTCGAAGCTTCGTCTGGAGCACTTGTAGGATAAACTGTAACAACACCTGAGCTTGACCCTGGGATGGTTGCAGGAATGCTACTTGCTTGGTTCCAAGTCTTGTCACCTCTTAATAATAATGGAGATGCAATGGCTTCATTGGGTGCCGCCTTGTTGGCATTGGTATCTGTTTTAGTCGCACCATATCCAATCTTCTTCCAAAGATAGTCTACTTTTTTTGCGTCAGTTATTGCCATTACCCTGCTACTCCTACTGATAATGCTGTTACACTATCACCTGAATTTAATTTTATTCTAACCAAACAAGTGTTACCTACCGAGTTCGCTAGACTTTCTGTACCCAGTGTGAACGTGAATGTTTTTCCTGAATATGTAGTGTTGTCAACTACCCTGTCTCCACCTGTCTTGGCACAACCATCAGAACCATTTCCTCCGCCACCTGACCCTGGTTGTCCTGAACCATTGTACTGTGTTGAACAGTCTAACCAGCCATTTGACCCCGAAGAACTATCTACTCCTGTTCCTGGCATAGCAATAAACATGCCTGACACTTTGCCTGACATCGTTATTGAGAACTGTGATACAGGAGTTCTTCTAAATGCAAAGGTATAGTACTGTGCTTGACCACCATCTCTACCTGATGTTAAGTTAGGACCAGCTGGAAGATATCCACTGCTTAAATTAGTTGTAAAATGTTTGATTGTTCCGAATCTTGATATGGCTTCGGTAGTCCCCGCCACAGTAACAGCACCAGACCAAGCATTGCCTGTGTAGTAGTTAGTGGACGAATTGAAAGACGGTGTGTCTGACGAGGATCCGAATCCTGTTATCCTTAGAGCATCGTCAATGTGAGTACTGCCGTTCCCTAATGAATCTGATACTGTGATACCTCCTGCTTCATTATCTAATCCTGATACTGATGCAGTGTACACTTGAATTTTTGTTGAACTAGAATTGTAACTTCCGTCTCCGTTTGCGTTCTTGCTCATTGCTTTAATTGTTTTTACAGACTTAACACTTGAACCTGTTATTGGAACTGTCACGGCTCCTATAGTGTAAGCACTGCCAACACCAATGTCTGACTTGGGAATACTCGAACTTAACATGGTAGTTGACCCGTCCACGTTGGCATATGTAAAGTTAGAATTTGTTATTACATCACCTGATGTTGACTCTTGGTTGGTGTCATTGTCAACTTTGTGTGGTGAAGTAGTTTCTTGGTATGCTTGACCTGTAAAGTTTGCAATAGTTGTTCCTGTAACTGTAACTGTTGGTGATCCTGCGTCATAGTATGGAATACCTGACACATATTGTTTAGTTCCTGCTGTGCCTTCTGCCACTGTGCCTATTGCAGTGGTTGGTACTGCTGTGATATCATCTTTAAGCACATGAACAAAGTTTGTGTTACCAGTTGCTGAATGTTCTAGCCTCTGTGCAGTTAAACCCGTTGAATAGTTCGCCAATGTTTTTGTAATTTTTGCAGTGAACACTTGGTAAAAGTCTTGCGGATAGGCAGAATCAACTTCATCATAGTCTCTTTGATTTGTTACAACCAACTGTGTATTGTTTTGATTGAACGTTCCGTTCTCTCCTGCTGACGCTGAAAATGTTACACTGCTACTTTGTCCTGATGTTGCGTTTAACTTCGCTGTTAAGGTGCCTGCGGCTCCGTTATATGCGTTTGATACAGTGTTTGTGTCAATAGTAGATGTGCTTGAATATCTTCTTGCAACAGTAGTAGTTAATGCAGTTCCTGGGTTCAGTGTGGTTGCTGAACTGGTGTTGTCAGTAAATCCGTGACACAGTTTAGGTGAAGTACCTTGGGCACTGTCATTCATTGTTAAACTTTTGGTTGATAGGTTTGCTGGTGCACTTGGCACTGCTTTCATGGTCCAATTTATTGTTTCTTCATCATCTTGGAAGATGGTGTCTGGTGTACCGTATCCTCTAAATCTTGTTGTAAAGTTTCCTGCACTTGTTCCTGTGAAGTTTCTTGTCAGTGTCGCTCCAATACTTCCTGCATTGGATCCGTTTTCTGCAACAGTAACCAAAGCACTTGAATCACTGAAGAAATCGTAATCATAGTTGTCAGCATTTTTAGAGGTGTTTGTAAATGTTGCTGAAGCTCTGTTGGCTCCTGTTAGGTCTGTGTGATCATATAGTGTGTACTGGTTGTTGCCGCCACCTGTTGACACCTTGTCTGCTGTTGCGGCAATGTTTGCTCTTACATCAGGCTCAACAATTATGTTTATAGCCGCACTACTGTCGGCACCCGAGTGTCCAGTTGCTAGTGTTAGTGTTGTATTGTAGGTCACAGTTGTTCCAGCATTTTGTTGTGAGCTACTCAAATTAAATGTGTTGTTGATTGTGTTTCCTGTATCACCTGCTGAACCTGAACCAACTGCAACTGTTACTGTTGATCCTTCATCAAAGTTGTAAGTGTACTGCTGTGTGGCAGAAAAGGCAGAATCGGCACCTGGAAGTGTCGCTGTGTTGTTTGTGAATGTGACAGGAAATCCTGATGTGCTTTCTTCATTGATTCCTCTAACACTGTTTGCGGCATAGGCCGTAGTGTGTGTAGAGTAAACTTCAAAATTGTTTGTTCGTGTCTGTGGGAACGTTGATGCTTCCGCAGTAGGGTGTGTAAGCAGTCTTAATTTGATTGCGTACTTGGTATCACCTGCGCCTGAACCTGCAACTGTTGATCCGTCATCACCTCCTGCATTGGTGTAAGTGTGTGCCAATCTTGCTCCAGCCTGTCCACCTGCCGCCGAGTTACTTGCTATTGTGTTTTCTGTTCCGTCACCCCAATCAACATCGAATGTGTTTGTGTTTGCAGTGTTTGTAGTAACATTTTTTAGATACACTGTGGCACCTGTGTTGGCTATTGTAATTGGCGAACCTCCTGATGAGGCCGCATACATTTCAAATTGAACTACTGGTGCTTCTGTGGCAATGGCAAGGTAGTTTGTTCTAGTCAACGATGCTTCTGACCCTGATGATCCTGTCACTACCGCTGAATGATTGTATGCTCTCACTGTGATTGAAATCTGTCCTGTTGTATTGTATTGGTGAGTCTGAGTGGTAGTAGATGAACCCGAGTCATTTATAGTTTGTACACTTCCGCCATCTCCCCATGTTATGTCATATCTGGTTGCGTTGCCTGTTGGTGTTATTGTCAACGTAATTGTATCTCCGTTGGATATTGATGTCGAACTTGATACAAATGCAACACTTTTAACATAGGTGTTAAGACGTATGTTCTCCATTGTTTCGTTCAAGGCATCTATCGCTTCTGTAACTTTTGTTGATGCAGTTAATGAAGTAACTGATCCATCTCCAAAAGATGAGTCACTTGGTGTTGATAATTCTTGGGTCATACCATTAATAGGAGTACCAGGAGCTGACAGTGCCGCAACTGAGTTGTCTACATATAATTTTGTTGATGCATCTGAGTTTGCCGCTGGTTCGCCTACTTCTACTTTTGATAGTGTAACAGAACCAAAATCTGTTGTGGTTGATCCGTCTTGTGTTGTTGTTCCAAATTTGAATTTTGTTGTGTCTTCATCCCACAGCATCATGGCATTATTTCCTGCCGCACCTCTGTTGATCATTACACCAGAATCATTACCCACTGATCCTGAACTGTTTAAGACAATCATGTTGTCTTCTATGGATAAATTTTGTGAGTCTACTGTGGTTGTAGTACCAGTAACTGTAAGGTCACCAGCAATTCTTGTATTACCAACAACATCTAATTTAAAGTTTCCTGGTGTATCTGTACCTATACCGATTCTACCGTTCTGTGCATCTACTACTAATACATTGGTATTGAATGCCAGATCCGTTGTACGAATCAGGTTAGATTCTAATAATTCACCTGCTATCTTTGTTATCGCCATAATACTACTCTACTACGTTCATATTTACCAATAATGCCTGCGGGTATTTTCTAATACTAAATATTCGTTATATGAGCTTATTACCCATTAATAAACCTGAGAAAGTATCCGCATCTAAGATATCAGTACACCAAATAGATCTTCACAAAAACGCTTTAAGTGGTGACTTAATTGACGGCGGAACCATAACAAATTTTAATTCAACAGGTATAATAGACACATCGGATTCGGTTAATTTAACAATAAAAAATGATACCGTAGAAGTTGCTAAAGATTTACATGTTAAAGGTACTATTAAGGTCGAGAATTTAGAATATGTGTCAGCACAGGTTCCAAAACTTAATGTACAAAAAGCTATAATGGTTGATCATAATGAAGTTATTTGGAAAGACAGACTAGGTAAAAGTGTTAAGAACAGTAATATAGAACAGTTGGGTGTACTAAAAAATCTACAAGTTAGGAATACTTTATATGTTGCAGATGGCAGAGTCGGAGTAAACACAACGGCACCGAGTGCAGACTTTTCAGTTAACTCTGGTGGTTATGAAATTATAACAAGAATGCATGAGTCAAATGCTTATGTTGGTACACACACTCACGTTGCGTTTGCTATTGGAACAGATGACACAGCAAGACTTACCTGTAAAGCAAACGGTGATGTAGTTGTTGGATCTGAAACTGGCAAGCCTGTTAATTTGAATGTATATGGCAATGTTGGGATAGGAGTTAAGTATCCTCAAGAAACGTTGCACGTAGACGGAAATATTAAATTTGCTGAAAGAACTTTTGCCTCCGGAGAACAAGCACCCAAAGAAGGAAGATGGGACACTGGCTCTGTGATATGGAATGAAAAGCCTGCACTGAATCAACCTGTGGGTTGGGTTTGTACAAATGGCGGCAAGCCTGGAAGTTGGCGAACATTTGGAATGATCTATTAGCCTAGTTCAACACAACAACTAAATCTTACTTGGAAGAAATAATGATATAGTAATAGTCCTATGACTATGCCTTCTAGAAATGCGATGTAGGCAGATATGATTGGATACTTTCTAATGAAAGAAAGTTTGAAGTCCCAAAGTTTTTTAAAAGTTTTACTCGCCCAGTTTGTGCAAGTTGTGAATAATCGTAACAATGTGTCCATTACTAGTTCCGTCATTAGCAGGAATTGGAGAACCAAAAGTTATTTGCCCACCGGAGTATGTGTAGTTAGTAGTAGGTATTTGATATATACCTCCAACAAATATAACCATGTCAGTTGCGTCAGTTGGAACAACACTTAACGTTGCCATTGTTGACCCATCTAGTGTATTACCTTCACCTGCACCAAACACAGTTGTTGATCCATCACCTTGGAATTTGTCAACAGTTAAAGATTTTTCTCTTGATGCTTCTGATACGTTGTACCATGCTGAACCGTTGTAAACTTGATAGGTTGAAGTTGTTGTGTTAAAAATTATTTTACCGTTAGCACCTGTGGGTCTGTTAGCTGTTGATACACCGGGAATTTCTACTGAACTACCTTGTGTTAGCACTGGGTTTTTTATAAATCTACCCATGGGATTATAATCCTATAGTTGATACAGTTGCTACTACTGAAGATGATGAGTCAGGAGTTTCAATAAACAATTTGTCTCCTGATGACATGATCATTTTTTCTGTGTCAATAACGTAAGTGTCAGTGCCTAGAATAGTTAGTGTGTTGTAAATTTTGTTGTTCTCTGTTGGTCCTGCTGTTGAACCATCGTTTGGTAGCAAGTAAATATTTACTGTTGCATCATTGCTTGTGATGTTGCATAAGTGTATTGATGTTACAGCAGTGTCAGCCGCCGCTTTGAACACAAATTCTTGTGCTTGTATGTCTGAATCTATTACTTTTTGTGTTATCGCCATGTTTTATCCTAGTGCAATCGCTAATGCGGTAGCCTTCTTTTTACTTATCAGTTCTCCAACGGCTCCTGAACCTATTGCAGTATTTCTAAAGTACAATCCTGTTCCTCCACCGCCTGCAGTTTTGTTATATAATACTGTTTGTGCTGTTGCTGTCGGATCTGTTGCCATCGCTGAAAATGTAAGTGTATCGTCAATAACCACGTTACCAGTTCCGCTGGCTTTCAATACAAGATCATCATTGGATCTCGTAGTTGTAATTGTGTGATCGTCTATTTTGATAGCATCATTGGCTATTGAAGTTGTTGCTGTAATATTTCCAGTAACTGCTAATACTGTTCCATCGAATGTTAAATTTGCTTCACCAGTGATAGCATTCGCACCTGTCACAGTGGTAACTTGATTGTTTGTTGAACCTGTTAATACTGCTCCACCTACCGAGTCCACATAGTTTTTTGTTGCCGCGTCTGATGATGCCGCCGGCTCTGCCACTTGTATTTTTGCAAGTGCTGTGTCTGTTATCGCTGTACCTGTACCATCTGATGTTGTTGTAACTGCTTTGAATGTGTCATCACCTTCATTCCAATACAGTGCCGCATTGTTTGCCACACCTCTGTTTACTAAAATTCCTGAGTCAACATCACTTGGTGCTGAATTATTTCTGCTTAAAATTATAATCGGATCTTCGATTGTTAATGATGCTGTGTCAATAACTGTGTTGGAACCATCAACTATTAAATCACCTTTTACTCTTGTTGTTTTTGAATCAAAGATTACTGAATTCGAGCCACCTGCACCTGTGCCCGTTTTAATTGTATAATCACCTGATGTACGTAAATGCTTTGCCATTTGCTATTATTTATGTTGAAAAGGGGAAGCGTGTAAACTCCCCCTTAAAGCACGTATAGTTCTATTATCTAACGTCTATTGAACCAAGTCCTGCTACTTTACCTTCGTCAGTTCCTTCAGCACCTAGTGTAAATTTCACTGATCCTGTGGCACCTGCCGCTGTAACATAGTGTACTGTGTTGTTAAAGAATTTCGCAACATATCCTACTGTTGAGTCATCTAAAATAACTTGCACACAAAATTGATTTGATGTGTTAGCTAGTGAGCCCGGAGCAACTGCTTTTAATTCATAAACTGCTTCTGTTGAATCTTCTAAGTGAATCTTGAATAAACTTGATCCTCTTTGTGATACAACATAAGCAACTGTTGAATCAACTTTAGCACCACCTAATGGTCTATAAGCCGTTACTGCTATGTTACCTGATAGGTTACCGCCAAATGCATTCGCATCGCCAGACATTTTACTTTTTTTTAAGGGTCTTCCCATTTTGTTTCCTCCTTTAAAGGAGTCCAATCCTAGTTCTCCTAGGTACGCAGTTGTTATCTGCATAAGTCTTTTACGAGATGTAAAAGCACGTGTTGAACTATGTGTATTTATTATTTTATATTTTGTTTTATATGTGTATAAAAAGAAAAAGAGTGATGTGCCACAATCCAAAAAAAGTCAGACACACCACTCTTTCGAGGTTACGTTATGTAAGTTCTATATTATTTTCTATTGTAGATATGATATAAAATCCATACTGCTACCAACCCTATCAGACCTTGATCTGAAAAGCCTTGCAATATGCCTTGTATGTTTCCTATTACAGAAACGTTTGGCCAGAACGGAACGTTCTGCCCTTTGAAAAGGATTTCTAAAACGATTCCTAACGCTATAAGTGAAACACCTACGTCAGCAAGAGCTTTTGCCCATCCTTTTATTTTCATTGCGATATCCATTGTTGGACCTCCCTTTGATTAAAAGTTTCTTTCGAAACTTGCAATTATTTAGAAGTCTAAAACACAAGTAAAACTACCACATTTGGTCTAAGGTCACTATGAACGCCAAAATAATTTTTAATAAGAGTGGTTAATAGAAAGTTCAGTCACAAAAAAGGGCGACATAAAGCCGCCCTTGATTGAAAATAAAATAAGCTGGGCTTATTTGAATTTTAAGTTTGCACTTGTGATCGCAACTTTTCCAACGTAATCTGCCGCGTTACCAAGAGATGATGCAGTGTTTGTTAACTCTACATAACCGTATCTTGTTAAGAAGCCTACTACTGGTTCGAAAGTAGCTGGATCTAGTACAACACCTGAAGACATTAAAGGAATGTAAGGACAATAAAACGCTGGTGCGTCTGCCTCACTTGCTCCTTTGTAACCTACAAGTACATCTGTACTG